AGGGAAAGTCATGAAGCATACTACTGAATTCAATGGTGTCTGTTCTTATTCCAGGAATATTTGCTTCTTGACAGAAGTATGTAACCTGAGGAATTCTGTCAATTGTTAACAGAAATTTAGTAGGTTGTAAAAGATTTGTGTTCTCTGGTGTTCTGTCCAATACGGCCATTTAAGTCTCCCATATTTTAATATTTAGGTGCATAAAAAAAAGGGTGCCCGAAGGCACCCTCTACGGTCTCTCTTAATGGAGACTCTATCATTACATAAGGTTCTTTACACCGAACAGACGGTAGTAAACGTTCTTGCCAGCATTCAGTTTGCCTTGGCCAACGTCCAGTCCTTCTGCAAATGGGTTTGCGACCATGCCGTAACGAGTCTTGAATCCAATCTTTGGTTGGAAAGTGAACTGGTCAACAGCACGAACCATCTGTAGAGGAACGTATGGGCAGTAGAACAGACCAGCGTCATAAGGAGATGAACCCTTATAGCCGACAGTAACGAGTTCTTGGTTAGAAGTATAACCACCGAAGTATGGGTCGATATAGACCTTAATACGGCCGTGTAACATACCGCAGAAGGTGTTACCAGTGTCATCTACTTGCAGGTCAGCTGATAGTGCAGGAGTGTACTGAAGAACACCAGCCATAGCCATAGCAGATGCAACGTCCGAAGAAACGATCAGAACGTTACCCTTACCACGACGAGTCTGCTTAGCGATTACGTTAGCATCACGTTCGATCTGGAAGATAAGACCCTTGAATCTTTCAACTGACCAACGACCATTTGAGTCGGTGTCAAGGTCGAAGTAACCAGGAGTTGTAGTACCATACTGAGCACCTGGTTTAGCAACGGTGTAAATGGTACGAATAACTTCACGGTTGATTTCAGCAAGGATTTCAGTAGAAAGGATGTTAGAAAGTTCAGTTTCTGCATCCAGACCATGAATAGCCTTAAGGTCTTGAGCAAGTTCAAGTGAGTATTCTGCCTTTAATGCACGGCTTTGAGCGGTTACAGTAACCTTTTCAATGCTGAATGCCATTTGCTGGAATACGTTTGCACCTGTACCATAGTCAGCAGCACCCAAGAATTCTGCGTTAACAGTTGGGATACCGATACCTGAAGTGGTTGTTCCTGCTTGGAAGTTATTAGCTGTATCAGTTGCAAGATTTCCTTGGAAACCGTATGGGTTTGCCGCAGAAGTACGACCAGAGAATACAGTGTTAGCTTCGTTGTAGAATGCTTCAGAACCTGCTTGATCACTATAACGAGCGCGCATTGCGAAGATCAGGCCGGTAGGACCAGTCATAGGCTGAACTGCTGCGACATCATATGCAATCAGGTTAGGAAGAGCACGGCGAACAAGAGAGATCAAGATAGGATCAAAGTTCTGTACGCCACCAGTTACGTTAGTTGGGCCAGCATCAGTCAGTGTTTCATTAAGAGCAACACGGTCTTCAGCCATTGCTTTACGCTGATTTTCCAGAACAAGAGTCGTTACCGCTCTCTTATAAGGATCTTTAATTGGTTCGAGTTCTGGATGTTCCAGGACTGCTCCCCATTTCTTTTGAAGGTCTTCAGTTAGATACATTGTAGTAAATCTCCTTTTAGTATCTGTTAAAATATTGATTTATTTATTTGTTTAAAGTTCTAGAGATGGTCTTTGCATAGATTTCCATTTCTGGATCAGCAGAAGATACACTCTTTTTACTTTCTTCTACGATTTGAACTTCATCGTCAAGTGCAGAACTATCGGCTTTCTTAACTGTAGATTTGAAATAAGATTCCTTAATGGTTTCCATCTTTTCTACGAAGTCTTCTTCTGAAGTGAACTCTACACTTTCTGCAAGGGATTTCAACTTCTCTACCTGGGTCTGCGTCAGGCCTTCACATGCTGCGTAAATAGCCTCAAACTTTTTGTGTTCGTTTAGTTCTTTTTGTAAACCAACAGAACATTTAATTTGTTCGTTGAGAGCACCTTCAAGTTCTTCAACTTTGCTAGCTAATTCTTCAACTACTTCAACTTTGTCTTCTGGGATTTCAATCCAGTGTTCTTTGAACAACTTGTGTAATCCACCAATAAAATCTTCTACAACTTCAGAACGAAGTCCACTGGTCAGTGCAATTTCATTGTCCTTAACCCATTCTTGGACCATATAGTTAATGTAACCATCAACCTTTTCTGACAGTTCTTCTTTGATCTGTTCAACAGCTTCTTCAAACTGGTCTTGCATTTCATCAAGTGCAACAGCAATAACTTCGTCCGCTCTAGAAACAACAGCAGCTTCAAAGATCATAGCCGCCTTGCTCTTGAAATCTTCTGAAAGATTTTCACCAGAAAGCATTGCGTCAATATCTTCAGCATAAGACTGGAAGGTTGCGCCTGGGTTTGATTGCATGGTTTGTGGTGCAAGTGTAGATGCTTTACGATCACGGATCGCATCATACTGATTTGCGGCTTGTTGTGCAACACTCAGAAGATCTGAACGACCTTGTGATTCTTGTGGTTGGCTGCTTAGAACTTTCTTTGGTTCAGAACCAACGGGAGGAGTTGCACCTGGAGGAGTTGCAGTAGGTGTTCCCTTTGTATAGTCAGGATTACTGTCGTCCTTCTGGTCTGGTGAATCACCAATCTTGCCTGCGTCCTTTTGTCCGTAAGCAACACTAGTATCTAATTTAGAGTCGCCGACACCGCCTTCTTGACCACCTCTCTTAGCTGCAACATTTGCATCTAAGATTTCTTTTGCGGCTTCGGATAGATTTAATTTTCCCATTTTGAAAATCTCCTTGATTTTTTATATTGGATATTTATATTTTTAAAGTTTTTTCATGAAGTTTTCGAATATTTTAAGACTGACTGCTTCGATATCTGCTCGACTTGCTTGACGCACTTCTTTACGAGCTCTTTCGTATTGCATTTCAGTCCAAATACCATCTACTAACATCCATTCTTTACCTTCCATAATACCTTGCACAAAAGCGCCAGGAGCAGAAGGATCCGCTACAATATCCGCCGCTGTGGCCAGATAGAAGTCATCTTGAACAATGTTAATACCATTAACACTTTTGAGAGAACCCATACCTCTAGAAGACACACCAAGTTGTGCGCCACCTTCGATAAGGTTTCTTGCAATGTTACCCATAGGTGTTTCAAGAATTTTAGCTTTGCCTATCCAATCATTTCCTTCCTGACGGAGAGACACAATAAGGTGCGAGACTCTATCTAGGTTGATTGATGGGGTATCTGGATGACCCAATTCCCCAAAGGCACGATTTTTATTTATATACTGTTCGGTGTAACGATGTACCTCTTTACGCATGGTTTCTTCTTTGTACATGCGACCGTTACGATTCGTTCTTTCTGAAACCAAGAAAGGACCTTCGATAAACAAAGATTTTACACCGTTTGATTCTTCGGTTAAGTAATTAACCGACTCTGTTATTTCTTTTATGAGTTTCATATTCCTACTCTTCTTTTTCTTAGAGAAATTTGTCTTTTCAGAAGGGATTGCCTTTTGTGTAGATTTCTTTTGTTTTTGGAACGAATCGCGGCTAGTTTTCTGTGTTGTCTTTCTTGTGCAGAAATTCTTTGTAAGTGGCCACCCCTCATGGTGTATCCTTTTACATTAGACAACTTCTTTTTTCTTTGTACCTTTCCGCCACGAATTCTAGCTCTAATGAGCTTTACTCTTCCTAACTTTTGCACATTATGGGACTCTTCCAAGTCACCATAAAATTCAAAAGCTACTTTTGATTTAAGTTGGCTGATTTTCTCTTCAGCCAACTTATTCAGTTTCTTTTCTAGAATACTTTTTGCCTTAGTTAAATTACCAGACAATATATTTTCAATCAGTTTTGACATTACGGCTTAATGGAATAAGTTCCAAAGTTAAATGCCGCAGGATCTTCAAACTGGCCACGATCATAGTAACCATTGTCTTTACGCAATTCCATAATGATGTTGTATGTTGCGTTTGCGGTTACGCCGTAGGTTTGAATACCAATGTCACCGTTGCAACCAGATGCTCCAGATGCATTGTTTGGAATGGTGATCCAGTTTCCATTGTCGTTGTAAACGCCGACTCCTTGGCCAGTTACACCAATAATTGTTTTTGGTGTTGTAGCATTCCAGAAGAGTCTTGCATGTCCTGTGCCTGCAAAATTGGCTTCGAACCATATTTTCTCTACAGATAATCCGTAATATGATAGTGCGGTGTTACTAACACTTAATGATGATCTCAGTGGAACATTATTTGCATCTAGGGCACCGTAAAGGGTATTTGCTGAAATCCTAGAGACATTAGATTCATCACCTGAAGCACCATCAAAGAAGCCAGTAAGTTTAATTACTGCCTTTTGATTTGTGTCTTTTAATACTTGATAAGTAAATTGATTTGCCATTTTCTAACCTTTTATTTGTTTTCTGTCTCTTCCTCGACAGGTGGACCAGATGATGACCACTGTGAAGCTGTATAAGGAACTGTTACATATTTATTGATCTTATCTACAAAATACAACGCCACTCTTTGGCCATTTGTATATTGTCTAACTGATTTTCTTTTCATTATAAGTATATTGGGTGGATCCAAAGTTTTATCTTTGGATTCCACCAGATCAGTTTTCAGTTCCTTAAATGTTTTCATCAATTATTCTTCTGATGAATCTTCAGACTCTTCATTATCTTCTTCTGACCATTCGCCAGTCTCATCGATTTCATCTCCACCTTCGGCAGATTCCTTCAATTTCTTCATTTTCTTTTCAGCTTTCTTGAGTTTTTTCTTTTTCTTACCCAACTCAGACTTTACCATTTCCTTATCATCGTCATCATAATCGTCACATTCTTTTTCTTCCATGAGAGATGATAGTGCTTCAAGATCAGCAATATCTTCTTTCAGTTTCTTCATCTTCTTTTTGATCTTTTTCTTCTTGCTTGAATAATCATCCATATCACAAGAAGTTTCTTCAGCTGCAAACATGTGCTTTGCAACTTCAATT